GGCAAAGACTTATCTGGCAAACATCGATACAACCGGGAGCTGGATGGCGCACATAACCGAGGACACTATTTTCGCGGCGCCATTCTGGAGGGTTGAAATCATCGGGACGGCGGATAACAAGGCGGGTGGCGCAGGAAGCTGGATTAAATTGTATGCTACGGCATTCAGCTCGAGGTAACGAAGATGAAAAAAATATCAGATAAAAGGCTGAGGCTGAGGCTAAGGCTGAGTATGTGGTTGGCTGTATTTGCTATACTGATTGGATTGGTGAGTTCGGTCTGGGCGGACCTGGGCCATCACCAGAACCGGTTATTTTTCGTGCGGGATACAACCGGGATCTCGCAGGCGCGGACGATTTATTTCAATTTGGATGACAGCACGTATCACGCCGGCATGCCGCAGGGAACCTGGCCAATCGTGCCTTTGCTGGTGATCGATGGGGATACGCTGAATTTCTCGATCAATGGCAGTACACACCCGGGTTGGTTTGGCTTTGAGAATGTGGTGGTGCAGACTCTTATCGCCATGGTGGACACGAGCATAACACTGCTGACGGATTCGTTGTGGGTGAACACTTTCACGGATTTGGCGGGTGTGACGAACCTTGATACTGTGAACATCAGCGATAATGTGGTGATTGCTGATGATAAGTTTTTCGGACTTGGGACTGGGAAAGGGCAAATCGCTTTTGACGATCAGTCAATGGATATTTTTAGTGTTCTGAATGCCGATATGTATTTGGGAGCATTAACGGCAACGGATCAAATTACACCAGATTTCAAAATAACTGGTGATGCGGATACGGATGGCACTACAACAAATGAAACAATAACTTGGGCATTAAACGGAGCAAGTGATCCGACGGCTGCTTATTGGGGAATAACAAGCACACAATCCGCAGGATATGTTTTCGACAAGCCAATAACGACCGGAGCCAATGGAGGAACTACTGGACAGCTTAATTTTGTGGCAAGCGACAATGATCAGGGGAGCATTGCATGGAATACGGCAGATCAAGAAGTTCATACAGGGGCAAGTGGTGGAATCATAAGTTATTCAAACATCAATCCGGGAGCCGCAGATACGTATACTTTAGGAGCATCTGCTGCCTGGAATTCAGCTTATATTTCAGACAATCTTTGCGTCGGTGGCAAAGGCCAAACCGCCTCTATTTATGTTTCCCAAGAAGTAGAGTTCGCAAATACGGATTCCAGTATTAAAATATTTGTGAATGCAGGAGTGCCAACGATTTCCGGGGCGGCAACGGATGGCGATATATCAACTGTCACATGGAACACTTCGGATCAGATAGTATTTTCAGGCGCGGGAGGTGGATATGATTTCCAAGACGGCAATTTGATTGTTGGCTCGGATGCGGGAGACCAGGAAATGCCGTCGTTTATTTTATACGGCGATGCTGATTCGGATGCCTCGGCGACGGATATTGATAATTTGGTTGTTAAAATGGTTGGGGCGAATGATCCGGCTAATTCATACTGGTCATTTGATGCGGCCGATAATAGGTCATTTTATTTTGCAGAAAACGTCGGCATCGGGGCGATGGCATCTACGGCGAACTTAACGGTTAGAAATGTTATTAGATTGACTGCAAATTCAGAAGTATCTGCGACAGATGCAACTTTAGATTTCTATACTCAAGCGAATAGAACATTGGGTTCACAAATTATTGGGTCGTGTACGAATACTGGTGAATTGGCATTTTATACAGGTAATGGTGGAACGCTGGGTCTGTATCAAAATTATCAGGGCAAAGTTGGCCTCGGGACAACGGTCGTCCCGGCTTTAAATTCCATTGCTGGAACTACTCCTATCTGGGCAATGTGGGATTCGGACGCAGAAAAAACGCATGCCACCTTAGCGGCAATCGATACTGGCGGGGTTTTAATCAGTGCAGAATCGGCAGCACCTTATATCAAGATCGGTGGAATAGGAACAATAGATCAGAGTATCCCGATTTTCAGTATCAGAGGAGATGCGGACAGCGACGGCTCAGCGATAACATCTGAGGCTATGACATGGACATTAACGGCAAATGCTGATCCAGCACTTGCTAAGTGGGCAGTTACCAGCACACAAGGGGTTGGATATAGCTTTGACAAGGCAATTACGGCGCCGACAAGCAGCAATACGATTAACTCGCTCATCATTAATGCTGGTGCTTTATCGGGAATTACAACTCTGGGCATGAATAATCAGCTTACAAACACGCTGGAAATCGGGACGGCGCCGTTTGTGATTACGTCAACAACGGTCAATGCAAATCTCAATGCCGATATGATAGACGGATACCATTTAGATCAGAATGTTCTTACGACTTCAGATGTAAGACATGATTCTTTACATCTTACTGATGATTTTACGATTGCAACGGGCAAGAATATCAAAGTCGGTGCGGTAACATGGACGGTAGTGGACAGCATAGACGGAGAAATAATTGCGGCGAATACGATTGATGATGATGCACTTGATCTGGCCGATATTACTCTTGCTGATTTTACGGACGATGTTGGGTATGAGGAAGAAACGCACGCCTCCGAGCATGCTATCAGCGGCGATGATGCGGTTTTTCCGGCTGATCCTGGAGCGGACAGGATTTTGATGTGGGACGATGCACCTACGGGTGAATTGGTTTGGCTGGATTATTCGGCATGGGATGTGAGCAGTGCGGATGATATGCTAAAGGCGGATTTTGGGGATTCGCTGGCGGCCAATGATGATGATTTCATGTTGATTGCAAACTTTGGTGATTCTTTGGATAATTATGAAGGATTTGGAATCAACATTACAGCGGATGATGATATAGAGGTTGATACGACACAAGTGGCCACGCCTTATGATCTATTGAACTTCCAGCCGCTTGATGCGGCTTTGACGGCTATTGCAGCAGATTCAATTTATTTGGATGGAGGTAATGTACTTTATAGCCAGACTGAGGATAGCCTTTACTTGGTCAATATCAAGGTTGACGGCATTGCTTATCTGGATGCTGTTTCGACGCAGTTGATCCAGGGTGCGAGTCCGATTACGCTCGACGTCACAGGTACGGGGAACTCTTATTTCGAGATTATCCAGGATAACAATGCCGGTTATTTGGCTGTTGGGCGGACGACTGCAACGGAACCAAGTATGCTTAGTATTACCGACGGAGGGGCAGATAACGAGCCAGGCCAGTTGCAGCTTTACGCGGATGACGGAAACGCAAATTATTTTTGGGTCAGCACGACAAGTGTTTTCAGGGCACAGAATTCGCCAATGGCGGATGACGATGCGGGAGGATATGCGATTGTTGATTTGACGGATGGGACGATTGGAGCAATCGCACAGCCGCTTGCAGGCGCATCTTTATTGCTTACGAGCAGCAACGCTACGGCTACTAAAATAGACACGGTTAAAACCGGTGGTGGTGTTGTGCGATGGGTGAAAATAACGGTTGGAGGTTCTGTGTTTTGGGCGGCAGCCGACACGAATACGGTAATTTGATGAGGATTTTATGGACTTTATAAAAAAGAATTGGTCTGTTATTGGTTTTATCATTTCTCTTATAATTATTGCTTTCTTTGCTGGGCGCGGTACGGAAGCCAGATTCATCGAAAAGATGGCTTTGGAAAACGCCGATATGAAAGCAATGTTAAACAACACGAATATCATCCTGCAGGAAGGGCTGGAAAGAAATGCGATTGATTACCGCAAGTTTGTTGATATTGGCTATCGGCTTGAGCCTCCCAAGAGAATCCAATTGCCAGATACAAGCCAAACAGCTAAAAAGTAAACATTATGTAGAGTTCAATTCTCCTTTTGTGGAGATGAAAGTCTACACCGATTACCTCCGCAAAGACGGCAAGGTTGCTTTTTCGGACACGGTGAGTTACAGTCTGTTCGATAAAGGCTTTGCGCAGTATGCGGTAAAAAAGCCGCAAATTACGGATAAGGACATTGCTAAGTTGCTGAAAAAGCAGGAGCAAAAGGTAATAGTATGGGTGAAAAAGCAAAAACCGGATGACAGAATTTTGATTGGCTATAAGAATGGTCAGGTATTGAGTTGGCCAATGACGAGCTTGAGCAATAATCAAATCAATTCGACCGTGGAGGAGATTTTCAAGCGATCGGACATTTTGCAGATCAAATGGGATTTAAAGGATAAGAAAGCGGATAAATTGATCAATGCCAATTGAATATACGGCTCCGCCGGCAACCGTGGCTGAGACGGCGGCGGAGACGACAACTATTGACGAATGTACCTGGAAACAAATTCTTTATGCAGAAGGACAGGCTTATGCGGACGATATTGACCAGGAATTTGACGATATTTATATTGCTGACGGTCCTGCTCCTGGGCCATAGTGAGGTTTTCGGGCAGACGGTTTACCGAATTCGGATGCCCGATTCATCCTATACGGCGCAATTGAGGGGCGTGAGCGGGACACGGACGAGCGCGGAGATCATCCAGGGGGCGTATAACGTAAGCCGGTCGGACACGGCGAATAGCGTTTTTGTCTTTGAGTTCGAAGTGGAGAAGACGGGGAAATATAAATTATACACAGATCCTGCGGGCGGGTCGAATTATGGTGAAGATGCGGGGTGGCGAAAGGCGGGATTGACGGATAAGACGATACCTGGGAGTGACACATCCGAATATTTCGAAAAGTTGAATGCGGCTTTGCAAGCATTGAGTATTGCAATCGGGGATACGGCGATATCTACACAAAAGCTCAAAAACTCCTCAGTTACCGAAGCAAAGTTAAGTGCTGGTGCCGTTACGGAAGATAAGCTTGGAAGTGAATCTGTTGTAACTGCAAAAGTAGCCGATGATGCTATTACGACAGGTAAAGTATTAAACAGCACGTTGCTTGGCGAAGATATTCATTCTGCGACGATAGATTCGTCAAAACTGACTCAGGCGGTGTGGAACAGAATTCAGTCATCTGGGGGTGGAACAATAAACAATCAACCAGACGATGAAACTTTGGAGAACGTTCCGGGTCAAGAGGTGATACGAATGAAGGATGGGGGCGCTTCATGGGACAAACTGTCAATTGCTGCGAAGGATTGTGTGAATTACCTCAGCAATGAATCAAGTTTGTCATTAGCAAAAAATGACTTTGAAACAGGAAGACTTGGAAATCTATCAGGAGGAAGTTTCCTGAGTTTTGGCAATTTGGTAAAGACGATAACGGGTGATAGTTTGTTATTCCTTTATAGTTTGAATAACGATAATATTTACTACAGATTATCGACAGATCACGGAGTCTCCTGGGGAGATGCTACTGTATTATATACACGTGTAGATGCTGTGAACTATATCACGGAGAATGTTACATTTGGAATTACAAGTCAAAATGAGTGGATATTAGTCTTTAGTATAGCGGCGAGTGCAGACGATGAAGCTGTTGCTATATATTCGGTAAAATCGATTAATAATGGATCAAGTTGGGGCGCAGAAATTTCAATCAGCAGAGAGATGTGGCCTGAATTAACTTCTGATATAATTGAAACGTCCACAGGTCGATTAATTTTAGCTTATGCGGATTTACCTATTATTACTTCATGGCCCAGTGATTCAGGGAAAATAAAGATTGCCTATAGTGATGATAGGGCCGGGAGTTGGACGAGTGTGACGCTTGCGACATTTGATGAGGATTCGTCGCAATTTAGCAATCCATCCTCTAACGAACCCGCTTTAGGGATTGATGCAAACGATAAACTACTTATGATATGTCGAGTAGCAATTTATGGCAGTGCTGTTTTTACAAGTGCGGATTTGGGTGCGACATGGACTTATGAGGGGATGATTGGGCAGACTTTATCTCCCGCGCGAGTTTCTGGATATAATGCAAACACAGATATTGTCACTACACAAGATACGACTTTCATCGTTGTGTTGGGGCATCGCACTGGTGTTGGCAATTTAAAATCTGGTTATTTACATATTCTCAAAACGAGTTATAATGTAGTTCACGGCGATGCAACTTTTGGTTTTACTACAATTTTAGAACCAACTTTTGTTGACGCCGATCCAGGCAGTATGAGTGCGGTAATAGACAATGGCGATCTTATTATGGTGAATGGACAGGAACCAAACCCTTATTTTGTTTTGAAAAGCAAATATCTGATTGCAAACAAGGATTATTTTTTTGAGAATAGTAGATCAGAGAACAATACATATAGTGTTTTGGTCAATAGTTCATATTTTCTACCGGATCAGTATGTTATAAATAATACTGATTGGGCAACACTAAAATTCTGGAGTTATCCATTTAGAGGTAATGAAAACTTTGGTTCTAATCTGATTGGAGCAATTCCTGTTTTTAATATATCAATTTATTCTGAACAGGTACTATCCCCGGATTCATTGGGAATAGCATTATTTGATGCAGGAAATGTGATGTTGGATAATTCGCAATTATGGATTACTGCAAACCAGACAAAGGAACAAACAGGGTGGAAAGCGTGGCTTCCGAGTTATTTACATCCAACGGGAGGGATGGTTCCACTTAGAGAACACGATGCACAAATAAAAGCAAAAACTACAAATATAAATGGGTATCTTATATCGCGATTAACAATTAGAACCGGATACGTTTTTAAATAAGGATATAAAAAATGAAAGAAGCATTAAGAGCTGTCATTATAGTCACATTGCTTGTGACAATATTTGCGGTTGCACAAATTAGACTCATTGAAGAAAATCATCTTAGATTTGGCAATTCCACACAAGGATTCACGTTAAAAACAATAGGGTCTACAGAGGGAGTCAGATTAAGGAATTGGGCTGATACGGATAGTTTAAAGTTTTACGTAAAAAGTGTCCATGCAAACGCTCTTTTTGCTGCAGATATGACTATAACCGGAAACGCACTGTTTAATACAGGCGACATACTTTCATACGCTCATTTGAAATTCATGGCATCACGGGATATTTATATGAATACAGACGACGGAAGTGACACTGAAAAAGTGAGGATTGGCGGAGGAGGTGCCATTGCCACAGCAAGGGGGTCGCAAATTGAACTGAATGGCAATGAGAATGCACAAACTGGTAAAGTAATCATAAGAGCAGGCAATGTTACAAGTGGTACTATTGATTTTTATACAGGAACATCGAAAAGGATTTATATAGATGAATCGGGGGGCTTCGAATTTGTATCTGTAAAAACCGACCCTTCAAGTGGTGTAGGATGGTTTTATCGAGGCGAGAATTCAGCGGATGCGGATACACTGATTCACAGGGATGCCAGTGGAAATTTGAAGCGTTTGATTACAAGTTGATTTGTCAAAAAGTAGTCTTTGACAAATAGCTGACAAACGGAAGGAAAACGCTATAAACCGAAGGATTTGGAGTAAAGCAATGTAAGATTATCAATGCTTTAATCTGAATCTAGTATCTTACTGGCAGTCAAGAGGTCAGGGGTTCGACTCCCCTTAGCTCCACAAAAAACATAATGATAAAGTGACAACTTGACGATTGTCAAAAGGTTGTCAAGAGGATGTCAAAGGCTCCGCGGGAAACGGGGCTTTTTTATTTCTCATCATGGAGGTTGCGCTCGAGGTGGAGTTTTTTCAAGGTGATTTCGGTGTAGATGCGCTCGGTGGTGCGTTTGTCGGCATGGCCGAGGTTGGCCTGGACGTATTCGAGGGTGGCGCCGTCCTCGAGGGCGTAGGTGCCGAATGATTTGCGGGTATCGTGAAAGCGGGTATGGGGAAGATTCAGCATGCGGAATAGCGTAGTGAAGGCGCGGCTGATGGCGCCGGGGTGAAGGATTTCCCAAAAGAGATAATGATCATTCAGGCGGTCCATAACACGATTGAGCAACTCGGGTTTAAAGAGGCTGGTATCGATGATGTGTTTTTGCGCCTGGTCATCCTGGAGGATGGCGATGCGATTTTTGATGAGTTGATGGGCTTTGGGGCCGAGGGGAACGATGCGGATTTTATTGCCCTTGCCATAGAGTTCCAGGAAAGGGATGGCTTCGGGGCCGTTGAAATGTTTGTAAAAAAGATGTTCAGCTTTCATGGCATGGATCTCGGAGCGGCGGGCGCCGAGCCAGAGGCCGAGGTTATAGACATCGAGCTTCCAGGGAGTTGATTTTCCGGCCAGGGCAGTGCGAATGATGTCGATTTCTTCCGGAGTATGAATACGCTTTTTGATTTCAAAGGGAAGCGGCTCGATAGGGTCACAAGGATTCGAGGAAAGCCATTTATGCTCGCGGATCGCCCAGTTGAAGGCGGCAGAGATGCTTTTCATATAGCTGTTGATGCTGGCAGGGGAATAGGGCTTGGCATTTTTGCTATTGGTGGTCAGGAGTTTGAGGCGGAAATCCTCAATATGGTTTGGGCTGATGGTATCAATGAGGGAATTGGGACCGATGACGTGGGTGAAGAGCTTGAGTGAATTAATGTCTTTTTGCATAGAGAGAGGGGAGAGCTGGCCAAGCTGGACGCGGCGATCGCGGGCGGTGATGTAGGCAGAGAGGAAATCGAGCAGATTTATGGAGACCGGTTTGATGAAGGCAAAGTCTTTGAGATCGAAGGTGTGGCGGGCGATTCGTTCGTTGATTCTGGCAACGATATTTATTGCTACTTGCGGCGAGCAGCGCTCGGTGAAGTGAACCGGATCGCCATCGTGGTAAAAGATGGTGAAAGTGCAGGAGGCGCTGCGCTGGCGGAAATAGGCGCGTTTGGGATGGGTGCCGAGATTTTTTCGCCCTGATTTTGCCATTGAATAATTATTTCAAAGTAGATTGGTGTTGAATCAATATCTCAAGAATAGGATACTGCATTTTGGGATATTTTATCAGCAATTTCATTATTTTGTTTAGAGTTATGGCATCTTCAATTTCATGCTGAGCTTTTTCCAATTCGATGTTTTCTTTTAAAAGGTCAAAAATGTCACAATCGAGAGCCTTGCTCAATTTCAGTAAAGCATTTAAACTTGGATTGCTTTCAGGATCATTTTCATATCTTATAAATGATACTATGCTTATTCCAGCTAAATCAGCTAATTCAATTTGAGTCATCTTTTTCAATTTCCTTAAGCTCTTTAAATTATTGCACAAGGCTATCATAATATAATTATATTCTCCTAATTTCATAAACATTATTAAGATTTTTCTTGACTTTTAAAAAATAATCATTATCTTGATTTTGAGTAATTGATCGACAATTTTTACAGCATCATTTGATTAAGCAGCTCAGGGCGGGCAGCAGTTGACGGCAAGGACTACTGGCAAGAACGAAAAGAGTGATGGGAAGATCATGAGCTGTATCTCCAATAATAAATTAACAGAGAATTTAAAGCCGGTGCCTTTGAGTGGATTCCAATCCCACGCAAAGGGCATCGGCTTTTTTTATTTATGATGATGAATAAAAAGAAAGCAAAAAAAATACTCGGTACGAATTTTATCGAATCAGACGATGAACTTTCTAATTCTTATGAATTCTACGTTATTTCTGTAGGAACGCAAAAAGTCAGATTGCGTGGTGATTTTAGTATCACTGAATTAGAAGCAATCGTATGGTGCATGAAAAATTCTTTCATAAAAAGGCAATCCCAATAAGCCACAGAACCACTGCCTGACAGGTTGTAAAAAATCCCTGCCGGTGAACTTTTGAGCGAGTGACCGGCAGGGATAAGCCTTTAGGATTAAAACACAGAGCGCCCGCCCTGGGGCGTTATGCGTTTAGGGCTTTTTCAATATAAGAAACGGAAATTAAATTGTCAACAAATAACTTGACAGGATGCAGCAAAATGAAACGAAATGTGATAGCATTGTTCAGCATTCACGGGGTGACGGCGAGAAAGGTGAAGAGGCTGAAAGAAATAAATGGCGAGAGCCTGGCGAATATCCTACGCACATCGCTGAAATATTTTTTTATAAGGGGAAATCCGGAGAATTACCTGAGAAAGAAGGATCGAAAAGAGACTTTGATCATAGCGCAGATAAGGCTGCCGGATTACTTGGAAAGGCTGATCACTGAGCTAGAGTACAAAACCGGGGAGTCGCGGGTGCAGATTGCAAAATGTGCGTTGGAATGGGCAATAGGGGAAGAAAATATTGAGGGGCTTGATATTTTCTTGGGAAAGGCGGAATGGGTGAATGGGGGTGTTAAGGCTGAGGCAAGGCAGAAGGCGGAGGTTGTAATTGAATAATTTACTTTTGGCTGGTCTTTTCATTTTGATATTGCTGTTGGCAAGCTTGACCTTGACTTGTAAGGAGCCTGAAACAGATGCGGGTTCGGGTTATGCGGAGCCAGTCGAGGATTTGGAAAATGATTCGAGCGAAACAAGCGAGACAACGGCAGCGAATGAACAATACGACGATTGGAAATCGAAGGATTTGAACGGAGACGGGGTGTGGAATGATGAAGATGAGCTGATACGAAACGATAGGGCCGGAATAAAGAGATGATCGAAAGAAGGATAAAAAGCTGGCAGGAGGTGGCGGAGCAGGATTTGCTTTCGTGGGAGGATGTGGTGATTTACGTGCGTGGGGCCGGGCGGGTGGCGTTGATGAAGGCGCGGCGGGGGAATTTATTGCCGCAGCCGAGGCTAAGGGGGAAGTGGAGCCGGTATGATATAGACGCCTGGATGGGCAAGCACCAGGTGGTGCTGCCATATCGTGACAGCGAGCCACTAGATTTTTCGCCAGCGGCTTTGGAGTTCAGGAAGGATTTTGAGGTTCTTAATTCGAATTTTCTAGGAGGTAAAGAATGACAGCAAGTATTGCAACAAAGAGCATGGTGGTGACGGGCGCCATCAGGAGATCATTCAGCGGGAATAAGTGCCCAAAGTGTAAAGCGGGACTGCTGGACGTCGACATTCAATTTGGCCATAAAGGCAGAATATATCCGGTTAAAGGAAAGCAATGTCCCGGATGCGGGATACAGTATCCGAAGGCTTTTGATGTTCTGGACATAATGGCGGATAGAAATTAACAATCAAAGGAGGTTATGATGCCAAAAGTCATGATCGAATCAGGATTGGTTGAAGAGGGCAAGATGCTGGAAGAGTTCGAGTATGCTTTTCAGCACATTGCCCGGGCAGTGGTGGAGTCCTGGCAGCAGCACGGCGATGCGGCTGCCGCGAAAGGGGAAGTGAATTTAAAAGTGACGTTAAAAAAGCACGCAGAGTACACCGACATCGTGACGGTAGATTACCAGGTCTCAGAAAAACTGCCGCAGAGGCCGAAGCGGGCGCCGACGCTGGCGGAGATTAGCGAAGGGAGCCTGCAGGTGCAGGCAGAGATCGGGTCTACCAAGAGCCATCCGGTTCAGGAGGATTTGTTCAGCTAGGCTGAAGAGGAATAACAATTTATCTTATCATTTAATCAAAGGAAGGAATTTGATATGCAGGAAGAAAAGGATGTTTTTGGCAAATCCGGGGCATTCTCGGATTTGAGTGATGGAGAGGCAAAGGCCATCCGGTTGGTGCGGATGATGGACCCGGAAGATAAGGAGGTTGAGATTCCGCACTTGATCATAAAGCGACTGCATCCGGACGCGAAACCGTTGCAGCGATTAGGGCCGCTGGATGTCAGGCTTTATGATTTGGAAAGCTTTGTCAACTATTGCGTCCGATGGGGTAATTTTGAAAAGGATGTCATTTATTACTCGGAAGTGGAATGTGTTCTGGTGCAGGATATGCCGGCGGAATTTGGAGCCGAGGGGAAACGGAATCTGGCGACGTTGTATTTTACGCTCGATCTTGATTTTGCAGTCTGGGCAGGAATTCTGAACAAACCAATGCAGCACAAAAATTTCGTGAAATTGCTGAAAAGAAACATGCGGTTTATTTCTGAGCCATCTGAATTAATTGAATCATACCAGGCAATTGAGACCGCCATTGGGCTAAAGCGCGATAGTGATTTGAGCGACGGGACGAAATGGACGGTCAGTTTTCAGAGCAAAACCGACGGCAAGACCAAGCCGAAGTCTTTGCCAAAGAGCTTTATAGTGAAAGTGCCAATACTGCAGGATGGTGATGCTGATGAATTCAGCATTAATATCGAGATCAATGAGCCGGAGAAACCGGAGCAGGAAGCGACTTTTGAGCTGATCAGTCCGGAAATAGAACGAGCTAATATTGCGGCAGTGAAGAAGGAAATCGTAAAACTGAGAGAGCAGTTGCCGCCATTTCTGATCGTTCACGGCAGCATGTAGACAAACAAGGCAGCGACCGAGACGGGCCTGAGAAAGCGATCACAATGGAATTGAAGAAGGAGCGGCATAAAGGCAAAAAGCAGGTTCGAGTCCTGCCGGTCGCGCAATCCCATAGAGGCCATATAAAAAACAGCCTGGGTATCAAGTGCGTCCGCGAACGCGATAGGACGGGCGCCGTAATAAGAAATTCATCGCGGGCTGATGGTCCAAGGCAAGAAAGCTGCGGCGGTTGAAAGTGATCGCCGCAGCGCGGTTTTTGATCGAAAGGTTTCGTATGGAAGCGGATATCGAAGAAGAAAAGAAGCTGATTTTTAACGACAGTGAGGGTTGTCCATTGAGTGAAGAGAAGCGGAATTTTGGTGAGTGTTATAGCTGCCCGTATGCGAACCGGGGGAGATTGTATTTTCCGCTTGGATGTGGGAAAATCAATGAAGGAGAAGAAAATGAACAGTCCTGATTTTCTGGTTTGGATTATTTGTGCTGTCATTATTTTTGTGGCAGCTTTTATCTTTGTTTTGGGCTTATGCCGATCAGCGGATATGGCGGACCAGGCGAAGGATAAATTGTTCAAAGAATATTTGAGGAGGAAACAGGGTGAATGATTTAAATCGTAAAAGTCAAAGAAGGAACGGGCAAAATATCGTATCGCATTTATACTGTACCGTTTGCAAGAGGGATTTTTGGACGAATGACATCAGGATCATCGAGAGGTTTATAGCGGGGCATAAGAAGTGCGAGGCGTGTCTTGAACGAAGGGTGAAAAGATAGTGGGTAAGAATTCGAAAATCGAATGGACCAACCACACGTGGAATCCCTGGTATGGCTGCCACAAAGTGAGCGAAGGATGCCGGTTTTGTTATATGTACCGGGATATGAGTCGATTCGGCAAAAAGCCGAATGTCGTTACTTTATCAAAGCCAAAGACTCTTTTCCAGCCTTTCAAGTGGAATAGAAAAAAGGCATTGGTCTTTGTATGCAGCTGGTCTGATTTTTTCATCGAGGAGGCTGATGAGTGGCGCCCGGGGGCGTGGAAGATAATCAAGGAGACGCCAAATCTTACCTACCAGATTTTGACAAAGAGGCCGGAGCGGATTAAAGTTTGTTTGCCCGAGGATTGGGATCTGGGGTATAAGAATGTCTGGCTCGGAGTGAGTGCGGAGAATCAGGAGAGAGCGGATGAGCGGATTGCGAGTTTGATCGAGATACCGACGCGGGTGATATTTGTGTCGTTGGAGCCGATGTTGGAGTCTATCAACTTATTCGAGTATATTTCGTGTCTGGGTTGGGTGATCACCGGAGGGGAATCCGGGCATCAAAACGACAGGAGAATTGCAGATATGGATTGGTTCCGGGAGGTGCGCAATTTATGTCTTTTGGCGGGAGTGCCCTATTTTCACAAGCAGCATGGCGGGCGGGTGCATATAGACGGAGCGTGGGGAGGACGAGAACTTGACGGACGGACTTGGGATGAGATGCCAAAGATATGATTTATTATAAAGATGAAAATATAACGATTCACCATGGGGATTGCCGGGAGATTTTGCCCGAGCTCGAGGCGGAGAGTGTGCAATGCGTGGTGACGAGTCCGCCTTATTGGGGGTTGCGGGATTACGGGATCGTGCCTTCAGTTTGGGGCGGCGAAAAGGATTGTAAACATGAATACACGGAGGTGATCAAACCGGCACAAAACGGGATGATTTATAGCGAAATGCAGGACAGGCGGGAGGGCGGCTCATTAAATGAGATGAGTGCGACGAGGAAAGCGAACCGTTCGGATATGTGCATCAGATGTGGCGCATGGCGTGGGTGTTTGGGACTGGAGCCGACGCCGGAGATGTATGTCGAGCACATCGTGGGGATTTTTCGCCAGGTGTGGAGGGTATTGCGGAAGGATGGCACGGTGTGGCTGAATATGGGGGATAGTTACGCTGGATCATGGGGGGCTATGGGTTATAAAGGGGATTCTATTTTTGCACACAAGAATGGAATCAATGATAACGGAAAAGTTGGGAGGCCAGTTACAAGTTTTTTGAGTGGTGATTTAAAAAATAAAGATTTGGTAGGGATACCTTGGATCTTGGCTTTTGCTTTGCGAGCGGATGGATGGTGGCTGAGGCAGGACATAATTTGGAGTAAACCGAACCCCAAGCCGGAGAGAACAAAAGACCGGCCGACGCGGAGCCATGAATATTTATTTTTGCTGACAAAAGCGGCAAGGTATTATTACGATGCAGAGGCAATAGCGGAAGATATAAAGGAATCGAGTTTTAAAAGAATAATGCAGCCGAATTTTGATAATCAGACTGGGGGAGAAAAAGACTATTCAAATGGAATAAATCCAAACCGATCCGCCCGTAATTCTTGTGAAAATTTTGCCAAAAAACAACGGAAACCAGATCGGTGGGCTAAAGGAAAAGGCTCTCACAGCACACTGGAGTGGTCAAGGATTGACAGGGAAGGGAGAAATTCCATGATGCACTTTGACCGGGATCCGCAGCATTCCCCGGAGAGGAAGAAAAGAAAACATGACGGCGAGAAAACCGAAAATGATGGGTCAAAGATAAGAAATCATTCAGGCAACAGTTTGAATCTGCCGAGCGGTAAAAGAAACAAGCGCTCGGTATGGGAGATTGCGCCATCGCCATTTCCAGGAAATCACTTTGCCACATTTCCGCCTGACCTTGTGAAGCCATGTATCCTTGCCGGCAGCCGGGAAGGGGATATTGTGCTCGATCCTTTTGGGGGATCGGGAACCGTGGCGATGGTTGCGGAGCAGTATGGACGGAAGGCGATTTCGATAGAGATCAAGTCGGAATATTGTGAGATGCAGATGCGGCGGTGCCGGCAGAAGGTTTTTGATTTTAATGAAAAGTAGAAAATGGAAAATGTATGGGTTATTTGCAGGGATTGGAGGGTTCGAATATGCCGCACAAGAGGTATGGGGGGATGAATTAGAAATCGTAGGGATGTGTGAAATAGATTCGTTTTGCCGGAAAGTCTTAAAAAAGCACTGGCCGAATGTGGCGATACATGAGGATATAAGAAGCTTAGATGGAAACGAGATCAAGGAAAGATTCGGAGCAATTGACCTTATTACCGGCGGATTCCCTTGCCAGCCTTACAGTCTTGCCGGGAAGCGACGAGGCGCGGCGGATGACCGTGCACTCTGGGATGAAATGTATCGCATCATCACCGAGGTACGGCCGCGATGGATTATTGTCGAGAATGTTCCTGGGATCATCAATATGGTGCTCGACGATGTGCTTTCTTGCATGGAAGATTCGGTTTACACCTGCGAAACGTTCATTATACCAGCTTGCAGTATCGGTGCCCCGCACCGGAGAAATAGAGTTTGGATTGTTGCCTACGATGCGCAGCAAGTTAACGGGGGATTTATTAATAAATCGAGCAAAGGACAAATTCAACAATCTGGAAAGTGTGCTGAGCAGGACATTGCTGGGTACTCTGATCGCTGGGATAGCAACGAAAGGGAGATCGAAGAAATTCTGCAAAGGGAAAAGACCAAATCCGCAAGAAGTGATAAATTTATTGAATCTACTGCCAACCTTAAACAGTCGGGATTACCGGAGTCCGGATTTACCAGAATCGGGGAACTTTCAAAGAAAAATGAAAAAGCGGTGGACAATAGATCTCAACAGCAAGATAGCAGCGCTGGAGTTTGGAGATATTTTATTGCCTACCTTAACGGCAAAAAGGTATGGATCGAATCGTGGTGGCAAGGGCGGAAGAAAGGGAAAATGGAGACTGAGTGTAGAGTCATTGATACCAACTTTGACAGGGCGGGATCACCGCTCGGAGAAATGCGGGGAACGGACCTGGGAGAGGAGTTCAATACCGCTGAACGAAACTATTGGAAGATTTCCTGGTTACAGGCTGTCGAGCAATTTTGCCGAGTGGATGATGGGATTTCCGCTGGGATGGACAGAGATCGAAGAAAGCGAATCAGCGCGATCGGGAATGCCATCGTGCCGCAGGTGGCTATGGTCATTATGGCGGCGATTAAAACCATTGAGGAAGAAGGAATATGAGACCCAGAGCTAATAACGCGCAATTTTTCAAGCATTCGGTAAGCTTGTCACGAGGAGCGGAGTGCAGTTATTTGACAGGCTTGTTTGGCTCGGATGGTTTTATGTTTTATTTTCGGATGCTTGAAATTCTGACGGAATCCGAATTTTTCAGGGTGAAATATAATGATATTTTAAAAGTGACACTGGCAAGGATGGTGGGTCTTGAAGTGCAACGATTCTGTGAGATACTGATCGAGGCGATGAGAGAGGAAATCGGCGCTTTGGTTTTAAAAGAGGGTTATTTAAGTAGTCCCTGGCTGATCGAGCAGATGAATGGATTGGTGGAGAAAAGAGTGAAAATGCGGCAGCGATATGATAAAAAACAAGGGATTATTGATTTTGCAGATAGTGACAGCAGAAACGAGGATGAAATGGTTGTTACTGCTGATGAAACAAGCAGAAACAAAGCTGAAACTGTGGTTTCTGAAAATAAAAGTATAGTTTCTGCGGATAACGAAGGGGTTTCCTCTACTCTACTCTACTCTACTCTAGATATTTCTAGTAAAGGTTCTTTAAAGAAAAAGGAGAAAAATAATTTTATCAGGTGGAAGAATCTCAAATTGAGCGGGCTGATGAATCCGGTATTGGAAACGGCACTGCTTTTCTCGGACTGGGATGACCAGCTCGGCGATGATTTCAAGCGGGACCCGCCGCCGGACGACCGGCTGTTGCTGCTGGACGTGATCGCGAAGGTGCGGCAGCAGCTCGATGCTGAGAGCATCGTCAAGGCGAAAGAGCAGGCGGAAGCGGATGAATTCCTGACAGATACGAACCAAGTGAGTTTGTATTACTTCTTCGATCTGGGCAAAGCCGGTGAACGAGCCGTAGCGCGAATCCGGGATTTGGCTGGTCGCAAAAACGGCAAAAACGGAAAGGGCGAAGATGGATGCCATGAAGGAAGGGATGAGCATAAAGGATTATTCTGATGAAGCATTTACTGGTGTTCGGCAATGGGCCGGAGGCGAGGCCTGCCAGGATTGTGGGAAAGCCGCTATAGTGCTAGATTGGATAATCGAAGGGGAGTTTTTTCAACGGGTTGGGAGTTGGGCCGCATGCACATGCAAACAAAGGAAAGCGGCCCTGGACGTGGAGATCAGTAGAAGTGTTTTGCTGCCGGAGTTCAAGCGGATGACCTTTGCAAATTTTGAAAAGGAGCGGCAGCCGGAAGCTTTCGCGGCAATGTGGAATTATGCGGATAATTGGGAAGAAAATAGAAAGAAAGGGCAGTGGATGATAGTGAAAGGCCCATGGGGAACGGGCAAGACCCATCTTGCTGCGGCCATCGTGAATGAGATTATGCCCCGGGGGACTTTTTGTATACAACAGAGTGTGGTGGAGATGTTTCAAATTATTAAAAATCATAATAAATGGAAGTCTTTAGAAATAGTGGCAAATTGTAATTTATTAGTTATGGATGAATTCGGCAGGGGGAAATTAAGTGATTGGGATCTGGAGGGGATTTTTTTCATCGTAAACAGTCGATATAATAAAAGTCTGCCGACTATTTTCACGACAAATTACAGTAGTGAGGTGTTGAGCAGGCGAGTTGACGGGGCGGTGGTGGACCGGATTGCGGAGAAGGCGATCGCAGTGAAAATGCGGCCGGGCAGTTATAGAGTGAAGGATAGGGCTGAGGCGGAGAAATGACGAATCTCGAGAATATATTTTTAATGAGATGTATGGCATTGGGATTGCCTGAGCCGGAGCAGGAGTACCGGTTCGACAAAGAACGGAAATGGCGATTCGACTTTGCCTGGCCGAAGAAGAAAATTGCAGTAGAGATCGAGGGCGGGACATGGAGCCGGGGCCGGCACAATCGACCGGGAGGGTACGCGGCTGATTGTGAAAAGTACAACGCCGGCGTGGTGATGGGCTGGAGGATATTTCGCTATACCAGGGACATGCTTAACAATGGCAAGGCAACGGCTTCGTTGATGGAGCAGATCGAACCTCTCATATCAGGAGGAATAAAGTGACAGAAGAATTGGAAAGCAGGTTGGATGGGGTGATCGAGAAGATAAACGAGTATTTGCTCGAGCACACGGAATCGAGTCTGGCGGCGGATACAGGAGTATCGCTGCATTCATTGCGGCTGAGGTTAAAGGAGGAAGGGATTGATTTCAAGGCGCGGAGGGAGCATTGCATCCGGCTTTACATCCGGGAAAATTACCGGATAATTGGGGCGGCAGAAATGGAAGCGAAATTAAAGATTGGGAAGAAATACATTTACAAGAGGGCGAAGGATATGGGATTGAGGTTTCCGACAGGGGGGGATCGGAGGAGTGATACCTATAGAGAAAAGGAGTTGTCTAAATGAAATTTTTAGCATTATTACTCATTGCTATTATCTTTTCGCTCATTGGTTTTGTTTTATTAAATTCTGATCGGGCCGAAGAAGGAGAAGATATTACTTGTGATGGGGAAATCTCTATTGCGGTTGATACTTTTGCTTTATCTTATCGGTTTACGTTTTGCAATGATTCTTTAAACTGTTTAACCCTTGATTTTACGGGGGATACATTAAAAGTAGAATCCGACATACCGTTAAGCGAGGGGGCAGAAATATTTATCAATTGGCTAAAAACGCACTATGATTGTGAGATGTTCAGATTAACCAATGAAAATGGTGCATTAAAAAAAGAGATCGAATTTCTCAGGAATAGATGAGTTATGTGGCTTAAAAATAGTAGCATGGTTGCTGGGCGAAAAGCGTTGGCGGTGGCAGTACGGATGCATACGGGATGTCGGAGCGCAGTCGTCCACCAGGCGCAAGCTGAAAACCATACACAAAACCGCCACAAAGCCACATAACAAGTTTATATACGGCTTAACATAGGATGGAATTGAAAAATGAAAGATTTGTGGAATTTGGTTAAAAAATGGGAGAAAGATGACGAGGATTTGTATAATAAAATCACATTTTTCCAGGAACATAATTTCAAAATCGAAGAGCATTTTCATCGCATGCTCAGAGAAGAAAAGCGAAAAATGATTTTTGAATTACAGAGTAAATTACGAGAATAATGCCATGAAGGGATCTCGGCCATTGACAGACAAAGAGGTGGAGAGATGTCTGGCGTGTTTTAGCGGGAGGTTCCGGGCAAGGAATAGAGCACTGTTTCTCATCGGGATCAATACGGGATTCCGGGTGTCGGAATTGTTGTCGTTGAGGTTGGGGGATGTGATCGAGAAGGACGGCAAGATCACCTCGGAGATCACGGTTTGGAAACGGAACACGAAGGGCAAGATAGAAAGCAGGTCGATGTTTTTGAACGAATTATCGAAAAAGGCTTTAGCACCATGGCTGCAGGAGTTGGAGCAAAGAGATATTGTGCACAAGGATGATTTTATTTTCAAGTCGATGAGAGGCGCGCGGGCGATTACCAAAGAGAGGGCGTGGGTTATCCTGCATGAAGTATTCGAGGGCGGGGAACTGAAAGGAAAACTTGGAACGCACTGTATGCGCAAGACGTTTGCAATCAAGATTTATTTATATAATCTGAGCAGAGTTGCGGCCGGCGAGCCGGTGGATGCTTTTCGGTTGACAAGTAAAGCACTTGGACATCAGGATATTAAAAGCACTGATCAATATTTGCCATTTTCGAAAGAGGATATTGAAAAAGCAGTAATGGCTATTTGTAATTTAAGATTAACGAATGACGATTTTCGGTTCAAGATTTAAGATAAAGTAACTATTCAGCCACCAAGACACAAAGACGCGAAGGAACACGAATGAGAGGTTGTATACCGATAAAAGATGCAAGAGAAATGGCGATGAAAATTTTCCTTTGTAGGAATGAATTTTTAGAGGAAAAGGAAAGCCGATTTTTGGAAGAGATATATGAGAATCAATTCACAGAATTGACAGAGGATATGAGCAAGTGGCTGAATGATATTTATGATAAATTGATGAAGTGAGCATTGGACGAATTACTGACTACAAAGGAATTGGGGAAACGCTGGAAAAAGGAAAGCTTAAAGACGGTGCGAAACATAATCAAGCGATATGAGGGGATATTAAAGCCGATCAAGGTAGGGAGGGAGATATTGGTAGAGCCGGAGAATGTGAGGAGATTTGAGGAAGGAAGAAGGGTTTATAAAGAAGGCTGAGGCTAAGGCTGAGAAGCAAAATGGATAAGACTATCAGAAAAACTCAATTTATTAGCGCGGTGATGGGCAATGCGTTCGCGCGGAAGCCAAAGACAAATAAGGAATTGGCAGAGGAGCTGGGGATAACGGAGCAGTATTTTTACAAATTGAAGAAAACGCATGCCAAAACGATTGATGAAGTGAATAATAAACTGCTGGCGAACATGAGGTTATACGCGATTGGGGCGATAACCAAGAAGCTGGCGATACCGATCGTTGAGAATGAGACATTGGCACTGGCTTTTAATATCAGCGGCGACCTGAAAAAAGGAAATACTCAAATTCAGATCAACGACCCGAATAAGACGGATGGGGAAACAGTAATTATAAATGTGGCAGAAATACATGAGCCGAAGAAACTCGAGCAGATTGTTGAGAATTGCCTACAAGAATTCAGGCGAAGCAATACGGAAAAACGAAAAAAGAAGAGTTGAGCTCTATTCGGCGATGAAAAGAAACCCAGTCTTAGAGATTGCCGAGCGAAACTGGGCACTATCGGACCCACTGCGGTTTTTTGAAATGCACGCCTGGATATATGAACCCAGGCCATCAATATTGGATGCCATGGGGTTGACAAGCGCAACGATTCCTTTTGTTCTCTATTCTTATCAAATCTCGGATATACTTTCCATTATAGATCATATAAAAAGTGGCAAAGATTTATTGATTGAAAAAAGCCGGACGATGGGGGTTACCTGGTTTATCGATGTTATTTTTCTGTGGTTTTGGCTGCAGAAGGAGAGTGGCAACAATTTTCTGGTGGGAAGCGAGAAAGAAGAGAAGGTGGACCAGAAAGGGGAAATATCCACCATGATGCAGAAAATCCGGCATTCTCTGTATCAACTTCATCCGGTGTTTTTACCGGAAAACTGGGATCCATTGAAGTATGATAAATACATGCTGCTGATCAATCCGGATAACAACAACACAATTCACGGAGAGAGCAACAACATAAATTTCTCAAGGTCGGGGCGGTATAAGGCTATTTTCATGGATGAATTTGCGTTTTGGGAGCATAAGGATGAAGAGGCGTGGACGGCAACAAGCCAAAGTAGTCAATGTCGCCTAGTGGTGAGCACGCCGCACGGGATAGGGCGCAAGTTTGCCGATATTCGCTTTAATACCGCTATCGACATTATGACTTTGCATTGGTCGATTCATCCAATTTACCAGGCCGGCAAATGGAGGGGAGAGCACCCACGCCGCCCGGAGTTGAAGAATGTCTGGCTGAGTGCCTGGTATTTGGAGGAATGTAAGAGATTAGGGGATGATGTTTTCCAGGAGCTTGATATCGATTACCTGAGCACCGGGCATCCTTACTTTGATAATTTATTGATCTCGAAGAAATACCAGCAATTGACAGAAAAAAAGGAAAAGATCGCCCGGTACGATTTCGAGCGGAAAGGGGATGAGATCACGCTCTATGAAAGCAGCAGCGGTAGGATATGGATTCGGAAGAAGGCGGAGCACATTAAGAAGTGGATCGATTTGCGCTATATCATCAGTGCGGACGTGGCGGAGGGACTAGAGAAGGGGGATTTTGACTCGGCCTACATCTACGACCGGGTGACAAAGGAGGACGTGGGCTGGATTCATGGAAAATTCGACACGGATGTTTTTGCCTTGCTGCTGGTGCATTTTGCGAAAGTGTACGATAATGCGTGGATGGCGGTAGAGAGTAATAACCAGGGCATTGCGGTTTTGAAAAAGATAAAAAGCATGGCCTACTTGCGGTTGATGCACGCGATGAATTATACGCAGATCGTGGATTTCGAGACGGTAAAATTGGGGTGGAACACGAGCAAGCTGACTCGCAATCCGATGTGCGCGGATTTGCGGGAGATTGTCAAGGCTGATCAGGAGGGGGTCTTTGATGCGGAATTTTACAAAGAGTGCATGACGTTTGTGTATGATAAAAATGGCAAGGCGCAGGCGGAGGAGGGGAAGAATTACGATGACCGGGTGATGGCGCAGGCGATCAAGTTTCAACTGCATATATGGCTGGCGTCGCCGAAGAAAGTTGAGATTGGGGATATTGATTTCAGGGGGGATTACAAGCCGAGGAAGGAGACGGAGCCGGAGGGGGCGAGGTTTGTGTGAGGGGATTTGATTGTGTCTATTCAGCCACCAAGGCGCAAAGCCACTAAGGAACACAAAAAACTTGAAAAAAAAGCCGCTTGATTTAAGTGGCTTTTTTTTATTATGGGATTTATTTTGGGGGTTGTCTATCCAGATAAAGGTGCAACGACTGGAGGATCAAATCGCGTAGAGATATCCCATCATCAAGCGCTCGATGTTTCACTTGATCCCACAGAGCCTGCGGAATATCTCGCAGGAGGTAATTACCGGCATCGTTGGCCTCGTGGAATAACCGCTTAGCGATGTGGAGGACATTGACAGGTTTGCCATCGGCGCGGAGCTTATCCATCTCGGTGCGGACTTGATAATCGCACTCTTTGCAGATAGACGCGCCGCCCATGCTGATGGAAGGTTTTGGGGAGCCACAGGAATCACAGAGTCTCATTTTGACCTCCGATTTTGTTACCAACAGTAAAGAGTTAATTGACGACTCAATATATATAATGATTATCATTATGTCAAGGATAATTTTGGGATAAAAACTGCGAAATATATAAACAAATGAGAATACATAATATCGTCGTCGCTATCGTGCGTTAGGTTACTGTTGTTTCCGTTTGTGTGCGTTATTGACCGTTGTGGCGATTTTTATGCAAAGAAAGATAGAGAGCACTGAGGGAACGGTATTGAGCAGAAAAGTTTCGAGCTTGAAAAAAGCAAAATTTCGGGCAAAATTAGAGGGGAAAAAGTGTTTAGTCAGGCTGTTTTTTGGGCTGTTTTTTGGGCTGTTTTTGTGTGACAAATTGGCAAAAAAAGAGGAAAAAAAAGGAAAAAAAAGGATGTAAGAATTACATACATCCGGGAAGGCTGTTGTTTATAAAAAAAGCATATTGAAAAGATAGAATGATTTGACGATTTTAGCGTTGCATTATTACCTCCTAATCTGATACAGGGCGCATTTGTCGCGTGTGCTCACCGCCCTGGAGCACACGGACGAATGGCGCCCTTTTTTTATTTAAGCCAGCAAAGGCGATGTGTGAGCATAAATCTGACACAGCAAGAAAAGGACGAGTACCTTTCCATCATCGGCAAGGTTTTCATCAATGAGATGGCAGCCGGATGGCAGGACCGGTTTGATTTGCAGACAAAGGGGTATGAATATCTGGCAGGGGAGCAATACACGTCGGCGGAGAAATCCTACTACGAAAATCAGAAGCGACCCACCAATGTTTTTAATATGCTTTTCGAAAAATTCAATCACGTTTTAGGCGAATATTTTCTCGGCGATCAGAAGCCGAGAGTCTATGCCAAGCCGGGGGGAAGCGAGCAGATGGCGGCGGTGTGGGAGAAATATTTGGATCACGTCGCTGATGGAAACATGCTCGATTTTGAAATAGGGAAGGCGGTGTTGGCGGGATGGATCAATTGCGGGGTGATCTATCCGAGGTGGAGCGACGAGAGGGAGATTGATGGTTCATGTGTAGTTTCCAGGATAGATGAATTTGAGACGATTTTTGACAGCCGGGCAACAGATTATTTTCTGCGAGATGCAAAGTATCTGATCCGGTCGCGGTGGCTGGGGGTAGATGAAATATTAGAGATGAAAAAATGGGGACAGCATAAAAGCAAATTAAAGACGCAGTTGCGGGATTACAAAGAGAGCCGTTACTACGAGGGAATGCAGGATTGGCAAGTCGACAATGCCAACTCGCAATATTTTAGCGATGAGAAAAACGGTTTATATAGAGTCGTTGAGTTTCACGAGATCGTCTGGGAGGATGTGGAGGTGGCGGTGGACCCAGTGATGAAAACGGCGGACATCATCACTATAAAGGACGAAAAAAGGAAGCGGCTTTACCTTGAGAGCAAGAAGCTGCAAGTGATCGAAACAAGAGAAAGGGTGAAAAAAGTCACGGAGATCATCCCTGGGATCAATTTCCATCTTGACACTTCTTATTGCGACGTGCAGGACGGGATGTATGATTATCTGTTTTACCATCCTTATCCTTATGCGCAATACGCGCGTGATTTTTTCGGCATGTTCAAAAACGGCAAAGGGCCGCAGGATTTTATAAATGACATGATGAACCGCACTCTGGATATAGTCAACAAGAGTGCGAATGCGGGATCGGAGGTAGTGGCAGAGGCTTATGAAAACCCGGAGGTATTGCTGCAGCAGGGCGCCAATCCGGGGTACCGGGCGCGGAAAAAGGCGCAGTACATGGGGCAGAAAACATTCGAGAGGCATGATCCCGCGGCATTTCCCTTTTCGACGGACATGCTGACAAAGGAGGGATTGGAATTCCTGGACAGCATTACCGGGGTGAAGGCAAACCAGCTCGGCGAATCGCAGACGGCCAACGAGAATGCAAGCCTATATGCGCAGAGGGTGGCGCAAGCGCAAATCAAGTTTGCGGTACCCACTTTTATGTTGAAAGCGATCAAGTCAGCGCTTTACGAAAAGATCATCCGCAATGCTCAGGCGAATATGACCGGGGAAAGGATGCTGCTCATCCAGGACCGGGACAGCGGCAAGGGAGAGCAGATTTTTCTCAATCTGAAAATAGGCGATGAAATTTTAAATGACGTGCGGGCGGGCGAGTATGGGATCATGGCGGGAGACTGGGCGCGGAATCCCTTGACGAAGGCCGCCCAGTTTATGAAAAAGATGGAGAGTGTGGGTTTTGTCAGTAAACTATTCGGCGAGTTGGCGGTGGAGGCGATTGATTTCAAATGGCTGTTCGCTGATAGTGATATGGGCGATGTGCAGCCGTTTGTGGAGCGGTTGCTGCAGACACAAGCGAAACTTTCCAACATGCAACAGCAACAAGGGCAAATGGGGAACATAAGCGCGGCGATGGAACTGGCGGCGGCGCAGACAGAATTAGAAAATAAGCAGGGTTTCCCCGGCGGCGGCCAAGGAGGCTTTATGCCGGCACCCGATAGAAATAGAGGACAAAAACAAAAAGAGTTGGTGTCACATGAAAGCGGGTCCTGAGAGGGTTTCCCCGCGAGTAAAGAACCGACGAAAGGAGCAATCTGATGGCTAAGGAATTGACGATGGAAAATTCCTCGGAATTCGAGGAAATGGGATTCGAGGAAGTGGAGGCCGAGGCTGAGCCAGAAGTAAAGGCGGACTCGGAGGCTGAGGCTAAGGCTGAGACTGAGACTGAGACTGAGGCCGAGACTAAGGTTGAGCCAGAGCCGGAGCAGGAAGTAAAGGCCGAGGCTGAGGCTGAGGCTGAGACTGGTGAAAAAGAGCAAAAGCTGGCCGAGAAGCGGGAAAGATACGGGCCGAAACCGGACGACTGGGATGGCTCGGAGAAATCTTATTTTCGCTTCCGCGATTTGCAAGGTGAATTGACGAAGAAATCGATGGCCTACCGGGATCTCGAAACGAAGTATGCACAAATGGACTTTGAGATCGAGAAGATGAAGAAGCTGAAGGGAGCCGCGGAGTTTGAGGCACTATCCAAATCTGATGAGCAGGAATTGAAGGAAGAAGACCCGGCGGCTTATGCGGAATATCTCGAACAGAAGTATGCCAATGCTAGCGTGCAAAGTGAGATTCAGTCACGCGAGCAGAGCTTGATCACGAGACGGTTCGTCACCAACGCTTTGGTTGCGGTAAATGATCTTAAGGAGCAACTGGGTTGGAATGTGCAGATAAATCCATCCCTGCCATTAGAGGCGCAACCGCAGGTGATCGAATTTCTCAGGAAGAGTCCCGGATTTGTCAAAGTCGATCAATTCTTAGCGAGGCAAGATTGCCCGTGGCAGCCGGAAGACGGCGGCGCATACAGCGCGAAACAGATAGCCGATGCTTACTTTCTTCTAAACAGAGAAGAGGTGCTGGCAAAGCACCGGGTGACATCGGCCGAGCAATTAAAACAGAACATATCACAAGCTCGCAATGGCGGGTCAGTTTTCGACAAAACCAGGAAAGTGGATTCGACGCAACCGACGCACAAGAAATACGACAGCATGACGCAGAAGGATTTCGAGGAAATGAGTGCGGATGAGGTCGAACGAGCCGAAAAGGATTTGTTGAAAACACAATAGAGAAACCGCCAGGGCGAGCATAACGAGAAGGAAAATCTACAATGGCAAATACCCTGAAAACAGTTGACGGGCACCATGTAAATCCCATCATTCTTGCGCAGAAGATGTATTTCCAGGCGCAAAATTATATGGGTTGGGGTCAGTTCGTCAGCAAAGACTCGTACACGACCCCTGGCGGCAAGCCGGTGACGCCAAACGGTTCTATCAGAGCCGGAGAAGTGTCGAATCAACCGGTGGTGATTCACCGGGAATTGGTGAACAAACAAGGCGTAGAGATCAAAATTCCGACTTTGCGCAATCTGATTGACAGGCCGAAAGTTGGCTCGGAAACCCTGAAGGGTTACGAAGAAAAGCAGAAAATGAACTGGGCTAATGTGTTGGTGTCCGTTTATAGATCAGGCGTTGAGCTCAAAGACGGGCCTATTGGCGACCAGGTGACAAAAGAATTCACGCTGCAAAGCAAGGCAAAAGGCCAGTTATTGCGGCATTACGCCGAGGTGGTGAATTACCTGCAATTGGCTCATGCCCTTTATTACGGGTATGACTGGTCGACGCTCTATTCGGATACCTATTCCGGCTCAACCAACATAACCGTTGCAGCGCGATCACACCCGCACATTTTCACGGTAGGCGGCGGCAAGGTAACTGGTTATCCGCCCACAGCGGCTTACGAGACCGCCGTGGCCACTGCAATTGACAACATCGGCGTCAATCACGTGCTGACAGCCGGTTGGCTGCGAGAGTTGGCGGCAGAGGATAACATCCGCAGAATCAGACCGCTGTACACCAAAGACGGCGTGCCGTACAAGATTCTTGCGTTGCACCACTATCAGCTCAAAGACCTGAAAAACGATAAGGATTTGAAGGCGACCTACGACTCAGTATTTACGCAAGGTATGGCCGCAAGGAATCCATATCTGAGCAACATGCAGATCTATGCCGAGGGTTTCGCGATATTCGACATGGGCAACAGCGTGTGGCCAGCATGGACGGCGAGCGGAGTGCCGATGTTTGGACCCACGTACATCGATGACGTAGACAACCTGGATATGTCGGCGTTCAACAGTTTTTCGGCATTCAGCAAATTCACCGGCGTGGTGCTGGGAGACAACGCCTTACTCAAGGCCAGTGCCCAGGCGATGAAGTTCACGACTGAGGTTGATGATCACGATTTCTGGGAAGCGCTGGGATACACGATCGTGGAAGGTGCGAGCCGGAATGATTCGATCAACCGCGACGAAGGGACCGCGGGCGACGCATTGATCAACGACGGTAGTGCGATCATCATCACTGCGGCGAGTGCGGCGAATCTTTGAGAAGTAGGAAGTAAGTAGTAAGTAGAAAAAAAAGGAGATTTCAATGAAAAATAGATTATTCGTATCTTTTATCTGCCTAGTGCTGATGATCTTTGCGGTGCAATGTTTTGCCGCAGGCACCTCGACTCTGTGGAACAGGGACACTTACAAGGACGAAGGCGCGCCGGGTTCGGCATGGGTGCATTATTACGGCAGCACGGCGACGGTGATCGCCAATACTGATTCAATCGGCACGCACTATACCAAAGCGATGTGGATCGGCGATTACAATCAGCTCAACTGTTATTACTCGATGGTGATGAGCAATTCGGCGAGAGGAACAGAGGATTGCAACGTGACCATTCAGTACAGCGCCGACGGCGACACGAGCTGGTATGCCGGCAGCGTATCGTCTGGGAAGATCAAAGACCAACTGACGACTACGCAAGTCCAGGACACGGTGAACGTCATTGTTGGAGTTAACGATGACAACTATCCGACCGGGTTGTGGTGCAGGCTGAAATTCGAATACCAGGCCGGCAATCCGTATCTGACGACATTGACCTGGCACTTGTTTTTCCGCAAGGACCCGACGTTTCAACTGCGAAACGCGAAAGTGCATGCTTATTAAGAGGCTAAGGCTAAGGCTGAGGCTAAGGAGAAGGCTGAGGCCATAGCACAAATCTAAACCGGAGACAAAAAAAATGGCAAATATCGTAGCAATGAGAAGGACATTTCACGCGGAGGCCAGGAGCTTGTTTTCTTCGCATACGGGTGATGTCTATATGTACATCGACCGGAGCGAGGACAGCGTGCTGGAAATCTGGCATATTTATGCCGATACACCGACGACCTCGCATTTTAATGCTGCGCCAATCGGCTCGGAGCTGATTGATACCGCGAACGGAGTGAAATACCGCAAGACGGCGGCAGCTACATGGGCGACGGTGACCCAATCATAACCCCCCCAAAGAAGCCCGGATTGCAGTAGGTAGCGCTGCGATCCGGGCGCTGTTTTATTTTATTTAAAGAGAGGAATTACCTATGTTTATCACTCTAATCAATAAAGATACGACAGGAGGCACGCCGGGTGTGATGGCGGGGTATTATGACCGGGAGAAGCGAATGCCGGTGAATGTGGGGCGAGTGCAGACGGATGGGGTTCTCGAGGTGGAGGATGAAATTGGCAGGAAAATAATCGGGCAAAACCCGACGATTTTCAGGGAAGCATTCCCGGCTCCAGTCACGCAAAAAGAGCCGGATGAAAGTCTGCTCGGTGACGAATCGAGCGATGAGACGGCATTCCACGATTTTGCCCGTTTGAAGGAAAAACCGGTGAAGGAGATTCGGCAGTTGTTTCAGGAGCTGATTGAGGAAGTGGGCGAGGGAGAAGTGCCGCCGATCACGGTTAAAAAGCATGACTTGATCATGCTTTATCTCGAGCTGCAAAACAAAAAGGCGGTTGGATGATCCTGTATACCACATTGGTTGCCGAGATCGCGGGAAAGCTCAAGATCGACAACAATGACGAAGACGTGGCTCGCTTTCAGGTTGTCGCATCGATCAATGCGGCGCAGAGGCATTTGCTAATCATAATGCCAGCGAAGTATATCACTGAGGCGCTGAAAACGGTTACCGGGGATTTGGCGGATGGAGTAAGTCGATACCAATGGCCGGCGGATTTTATCCGCTTCAAGGATTTATGGCTGTCTTACGACAGCGCGATAATCGACAGCAATCCCGGACGCAAGGCGCAGGAGGTGGCGGATTGCCGGGACGTGTCGAATATCGATGAGATGCCGAACCAAAGTTATCCAAAAATGGATCTCAATGTCGAGTTGGGATTCGAGCTGAGGCCGATACCGACTGCGGCGCAGGTGAATGGATTTCGGTTGCAATACATTCAAAGGCTGCCGAACGTAAGTGAGAGCCAGAATTGTTTATTGGGGGCGCATTTGCAGAATTTAGTTGTCTATTATGGGACGCATCTGAGCGCCATTGTCGAAGGCAGCAAGCCGGAGGTGGCAAAGCAGATGTGGGACATGTATTTGGATGAGGAAGGGAAATTCATCCCGAAAGAAGTGAAAGGATAAAAAGAGATGGATGCGTTTGAAATTATGTCGGTAGCCAGGAGCTATAGTGGGTTGGAAGGGCAAAATAACATTGGTGATCTGATGCTTTTGCGTTTTGCGAATATGGCAAACAAGAGTGTCAGCCAGCTATTGCTGCCGTTATTCCAGCAATATCTCATCAAAACGACGATAAAACTGAGCCAAAGCGGCACGCAGGTGGAAGTTCCTGGTGATGCGCTGCGGCTGATTAATGTGGAGAGGGAATTGGTGGCCGCGGGAAGCAATTTCAAGCCTGCTTCACCGGTGGACGTCGCCAATAAGACAATAATCGGGGTCAATCCCGATTTCATTGCCAAAGTTAATTTTCCCTTATTCGTTGATGAAGGGCGTTATGTGCAGGTTTATCCGACGATGACATCCCTGGATGTGCGGCTGCAATATAGGAAACGGATAGCGGACATGATCTACGGCAAGGTGCAGGATGTGGGAGCCGGTTCTAACACGGTGACTTTCGATGTGGGAGCTAATTTGGCAGATGATTACTACAACGATTATTACCTTGCGCTGTACAAAGTGACATCGGGGGAGCATGCTTTGCACGGGACGCATTTGATCACCGACTATGCAGGCTCGACATTGGTAGCGACTATATCGCCGGTTACAGATCTGACGGACGGACATGAAGTGTTTTACGCATTAGTGCCTATTTTGCCGGACGAATTCCACAATCTGATCGTGGATGGGACGCTGATCGAGCTGTCGAAATCGAACAGGATTGAAAAGGATGCCAGCTTGGAAAATAGTTTTGCGGCAAAGATCAACGCGATTCTGACCGTCAACCAGGTAATAAAAGCCAAATAGATAAGGAGATTTTTGATGGATGCCTTCGAGATTATGTCAGTAGCCAGGAGCTATTCCGGGCTAACCGGTCAGAACAATATTGGCGATTTGATGTTGCTGCGGTTTGTGAATATGGCAAACAAAAGCATAAGCCAGTTATTGCTGCCGGTGTTTCAGCAATATTTGATCAAAACGACAGTGAAAGCCGATCAGATAGGGACACAAGTGGAAGTGCCAGGCGATTCATTGCGGCTGATCAACGTCGAGAGAGAGTTTGAAAAAGACACGGGAAATTACAAACCAGCCTCACCGGTGGACGTCGCCAATAAGACAATAATCGGGGTCAATCCCGATTTCATAGCCAGCGAGGACTTTCCGTTATTCGTGGACGAGGGGCGTTATGTGCAAGTTTATCCGACGATGGCGGAGATAGATGAACTTGATGTAAGGCTGCAATACCGGAAGCGGATTGCGGATATTGTTTACGGCAAGGTGACGGACATCAAGGCAATTACCTTTGATGAAGTGACGCTGAATACCGGCGCCAGCCTGATTGATGATTATTACAATGATTACTTTTTAGCTTTGTATGCGGTCAGCGATGGCGTGCATACATTGATCGGCAATCATCTGATCACCGATTATGACGGAGCGGGCAAAGTGGCGTCGATCAACCCCGCAACGACATTGGATAATGACGATGAAGTGTATTATTCACTCGAGCCGATCATACCCGTCGAGTTTCATAATTTGATCGTAGACGGAACGCTGATCGAGTTAGCCAAAGCCAAAAAGATTCCCAGGAATACAAACCTTGAGGAAGCGTTGATCAATCGGATCAATTCTTATCTTGGTGTCGATTTTGTGATGAAAGCAGAAGAATAATGAGCAACGCAATAAACGGAATATGCTTTGACATTCTGAACCGGTTGGAGTCTGCGAATTTGGCCAAGATCAATCACGAGACTGTGCTCAGGCGGATGCGAAAGGTGTACATGGCGGCCAACCGGGAGTGCAAGTGCATTCAGCGGACGTATACTGTCGATGAAGATAACCGCGAAACGGATGAGGATTACTGGATATTGCCGAGTGATTTTTTGGAACTATTTGCAAAGGAAGGCAGTCTGCGGGGCAGTTATACCTTTCAAGGGGCGCCGGGCTTTGATTATGACACGCGGTACAGTTTCACCATCGAGGGGGATGGAGCGACGAAGAAGCTGATCGTGCCGGGAGCGCCGGATGATTTCAGCATGACGCTGCATTACACCAGCCTAGGCAAATTATTGGTAGACCTCGAAGATGACGATGACGATTACGATACGGATACGGAGAGCAATGTGCCGGAATGGGAGAGCGAGGATCTGTGGGACGGGTTGATATTTGGCACCTGCATCAAGCTGAGCAATGAATATAATTTCTACAAAGAGGATTATGTGGAATTCACCCGGATCAAGGGCATTTTGCGGAATACGGTTTTTAACAGGCAATCGGCGGATTATGAGAGCGGGGGAGGATATGAGCTGTTGGAAAGGCTGTGATTTGAAGAATTCGATAAAAATAGCCGTGCTTTTATTTTGCGTCACGATTGTGTTTGGCGGGCAGATGATTCGTCTGGATATCAAGCCGGGAGGCATGCTGTCGGACGTGGTGGAGACGGAATTGGGCGGGTACCGTCACCAGTGGGTGAAGAATCTGCGGCAAGTGAAGAAGGGCGAGTGGCAGACTGTGAAGGGGTACCGCAATGTATGTACAGGATTTGGCGAGCTGAGGGCCGGGGTGGAGGTGACCGATGACACGGATGCAAGCCGGTTTCTATTGCTGCAGGACAGTGTGTCCCTGGTGCGGGTGAATTGGAGCGGGACGACTTATGTGAGTCAGGCGCACGATACGCTGGAGTTGCCGTTGGGGGTAACGATTGCCGATGGCGATACGGTGCGGTTCGATGTGCATAATTCGATTGTGAGGATCTCGGGGGCGAGCGAGCCGATGCGGTATGAGTACATGGACCGGGAGTTGTTCGAGGAAACCGGAGCGGACGATTTGAATTACACGGGTTGGTATTTGACGCGGGCGGCGGTGGTGCAAGATAGTTTAGCAATCTCACTTTCGGATACTGTGACGGCGCTGGACATCGATTCGGACGATAATTATCAATATTATCATTTCAAGTTGTTTGCGATTTTCGATGATGGACAGTATACCCTTTTAAGTGATAGCACTTTCACAATGGATGCGGGTTATTACGGCAAGGCTGGGCTGAAAATAGAGGTGGCCGGGGATAGCGTGAATTTATCTCGATTGACAAGCATCGGTTTTGCGGTATCTGGTAGTGCGAGCCAAAGTCCGGATAGTGTGAGTTCTGTCTGGAGCGTCGTAGAAACCTTGCCGACGAGCTCCGAATTGACGGATATAACCTATACGCATGAATATTGTACGTGGTGGAATGGCTTTTTCCTGAACAGGATGCAAATTGGCAACGAAGTAGGACAAAACGCTTTTGCTCAAGACGGATATTTGAGCGAAGGCGTTGTTTTGGATTTGCGAAGCAGCACCGGAAGTGTTACCGATGCGACAATTGATACAATTTTTTATGAACCTGTGTACGGGCGGATATCGAGAATTCATTTTGATAAGGATGTAGCGACGCCATTGGGACTTTCAGCTTCGAGCAAAGCAGTGGATTTTACCATTAAACGGACCTGGACCTATTCTGCAGGAGTGTACAGCAGTTGGGTTGGAGTGGACCTTACGGCGGGCACTGATTTTTATGAGTACACGGAGATCGCCGCGGGGACGGCGGACATTGATGCGGATTATACGCAGCACGTGGTGATTGGCGACCGGGCGTACATCGTGAGTGCGGAGGAGGGCGAGGATGACGTGATCCGCTATTCGCCGACGAATCAATTCGATGTTTTTCCGAATCTGAATATCATTCAAACAGAAGTGGGCGACGCCGATCAGAACCGGGCGATTGCCAAGAGGGATGACCGACTGGTGATCCTGAAGCGGAATTCGATGAGCCAGGGCAATTTCAGTGCTGGGGCGTATTATCAGGACATCGGTTTTGCGCGGCGGGGATTGTATGCGAGCAACGGATTTATCGTAATCGACAACGTGCTTTATTTTATGGACCGGGAGGACGTGCTGATGTACCGCGATGCGGGATTGGAAAAGCTGATGAGCGCCGAGTTAATGCAGCAGGCTTACCAGGATTCGGTGAACGGGCAGAGTTTTTTCGGCTGGGATAAAGCTAATAGAGAGTTGTTGCTGGTATTGGGTGGATTGATCCTGGTTTATCACCCGGAGCGAAACGAGTGGTACCAGAGGGAGACGGAGTATGATCCCACGTTTGCGATTTATGATATTGATGGACGACTGTTGCTGTGCGCGTTTGACAGGGTGGTGACGTTCAACCATGACGAAAGCGTTTTTGGTGAAGAGATCGAGTGGAGTGTTACGACGTCGTTGCTGAATATTGGCGACCCGAGGCGGCTGAAAAAGATAGATGAGATCGCCATACAGGCGCAAGGGATGACCAACGGGCAAATAAGAGTACGGATTGCCGATGAAACCCAGAGTCGTTCCTACAGCAGGATCATTACGCCAGACACGACGCATTACACGGTGACGCAGATGTATCCGGATTATTTTTTCAGAGAGGCGGAGATAACATTCGAGTCTTATCTGGCGAGTGGGAGCATGGACATGAAGGTGAGAGGGTTGCAGGTTTATATTGATGTGTGGTGAGGGAGTGAAGAGTGAAGAGTTAAGAGTTAAGAGTGAAGAGTTAGGAGTGAAATGAAATTCGGTAAAACATATAGATTCATCATTTCGGTTCTGATTGTCGGCTTGATTTGGATGGATGTTGATGCGGAGACGAAGAAGCGGCCGAATAAGATCATCAATCAGAAGGACGTTACGCCGGCGAATCTTGAGCGGATTTTCCGGCATTATGACGAGCTGCTGAACAGTTTGAGCGGAGGATTGACGACGGAGCAGTCGGCGGCATTGATGCGGATCATCAATAATTACGTATCGAATTTAACGCAGATCGTAGAGGGGGACAGTGATTTTGTCAAGATGACGGCTGATACGACGGTGATCGATACGATCATCGTGTTGGCGGCAAATGACCAAGCGGCGATATTCTACAACAAAACGACACATGCACTCTTTTTGTGGGCAGATTCGGAGGCGGTGCCCGGAGGCTATAGCTCGTTCATTCAGATTGGTAAAAATAGTGCGGGATATTTCGGTTTTTGGAGTGAGGGAGATTTGGTGATCAATGCGGGGTGTGACCGGGTTATTTTCAGCGAGCCGGTATGGGCCGGGGAAACGAACGGCGATGGGTATACGATCATTTGGAATGACACATCGCGTTCGACGTGGTACGTAACGAATGGAGTAACTTATATTGCCAGCACATTGCCTAATAAAGACATCATTTTCCAAGCAAAGGTAGGCGGTGTGACCACTGATGTAGTGAAGATTGACGGATCAACAGGACAATTACAGGCATTGGCGGGATTACGGACAACGGGGGATTTTGAAATAGAAAATAGTTCAACGACCATCGGCAAGACAGGCGATCACATGCAGTTTATCGATACGGAGGCGGGCAATCATACGTTAAGCGGGTTGGCATCGCGTCTGCGCTTTGATGGAGGATTGGCGCGTACGGTGCGGCATAGCAAGGTGGAGATTGATGATGCAACAGGGCCGGATAGCATTAATGTTCTTTTGACTAATAAACAAAACGGGGATGCGATTGGTATTGTGTCATTGGGCAAGGGGGACAGCAATGCCAATTACTCATTATCGGCAAATGGGAGTGAGCTTGAGATCAAGCTTGGAGACGTGGTGATGGCTTTTTCTTCGATGAGTTATAATACATGCGATTCGTTGATTTTTGTTGAGCCATTGCTTTCGAGCAGCAATATTTTGCTGCAATTTCGCGGAGCGGATGGTAATTGGGCGGATTTGACGGCGTTGGCGGATATTGGATATTTTGGCATCAACGTACTTTACATAACTGATAATTGATAAAATAGTATTTACGATTAACGATTCAAGATTTAGCACTGGAGAATGCATGATCGAAACAGTTGCTTATGCTATTATAGGCGGTTTCATTGTAGCCGTGATCAACCTTATAGTGAGATCGCGGCAAAAGCATCACGATGCGCCGTGTTCGGATTTAAGATTAGTTAAGCAGCTTGCGAATTATCACGATAAAAAATTGCAGGACTATTCCAGGAGACTGGGGGAACTGGAAAAAGACAGGGCGACGCAGGAAGAGAGGGATAGCTGGTTTAAAAAGACATTCGAGGAAATTCTGGATAAAATAAAAGAAATAGACAGCAGGCTGCAGAAAATGGAGGCGGCCTGATGGAAGTGAGATACAGGTGGATACGGGAAAAGGACAAGTTTTTTTGGATATTCCTGACCATGATTCTTTTAACGGGAGCTTTGAACGGGATCATGGACAATATCGATCACCACAAGGGCATGGCAGCATTGCGGGATATTTGGCACCTAGTGAAGCATTTGGACAGGTTGGCTTTGATCGGTGTGGGGATTATGGGATTGAGGTTCAGGTGGAGCGGGCGAAAGGTTTTGCTGATGATCGCTGTGGTGATATTGTCCAAGTTTGTCTGGGACTATTTTTACACGCACCAGGTGGAGTTTTGGTACAGATTGGATGAGACGGTAAATTTTCCATCCCTAGGAAAGTTTTTGGATGACTTGTTAGGATTCGACAAATGAGCATAAAAGAAACATTGGCGGTGAAAGGGGAGGCATTGAAAATCAGATCGCAGATCCGCTATCAGAAAGCGAAGGTGGCGACTATAGGTTATGTGAAAGGGACATTGCCCGATCAGCAGATGAATGTGAGTGTGCCATTTTATTATCGCGATGGATTCAAGCGCACGTTGGGATTAATTGGCTACGGGATTACAGCGGTGGTAAAGATTATTTATCCGCCGGCTGGGGAAATATGTGAAGTTGCGGAGAAAGTTTTCGGGGGTTTATTCGGAGCCGGAGTTGTTCACGCGGCGGCCAAGAGTGGGCCGCAGCACCAGGGCAGTGAAGGAATTTTTTACAAGGTTTGGTCATGGATCAAAAAAATAATTCAATTATTGTTTTCATCAAAAACCAAATGAGGTGAAATATGTCCACGGAACAAATTGCGTTTTTGGTAACGGCGATCATTGGTGTATTGATGATCGTTGCCGGTGGTTTCCTGGTAAAGATCAAGAATGGGATCGGCTATCTATCTGATAACATAGGGGTGGTTTTGAAGGAGATGAGCGATGTGCCGCGGGCGGTGAAGAAGGCTCTTGAAGATAATAGACTGACCAAAGAAGAAGCCGAAGAGATCGTCAAGGAAATCAACGAAGCGGGCGGAGCTTTGAAGAACTTGATTTTTGACAAGAGAGAGAAGAAAGAATAGCTCATGGCCCTACTCCCATCAGGCCAGAGATAAGGGCAAGTTGTGAGGAATGGCTTGCCCTTATTGTTTTTTAGTTTCAATTCAGCCACCAAGGCATTAAGAGGATCAAGAAAATGGCATTATCATTATTAGCTCAGTTGGGTATTGGCGCGGGTTTGGGAGCGTTCAATTATTTGACGGGCAGACGAAAGAACACGATGGTGAACCCGGATCAGTACCGGGATGACATTGTTTTATCGGACAGCATGCTTGGGCGATTGCGTGGGCGGGCGAGGGAGAATATCGGAGCGCAAACGGACAGGATGGCGGGCCAGGTGAAGCAGTACGGGGCGGCGAACCGGTTGCCGCCCGGGGCGGTGCTGAGCGGGATTGCCGGGGCGAATTACGAAGGTGCGCGGGGGTTGGCTGGGATCGAGCCGGAACTGGCCGGGATGAAACGGCAGAGCGTGCTGGATTATATCGGCATGAAGAATCAGTATGAGGCGGGCAAAGAGGATGTTGATGCGTACAATATGAATTTGCTTGGAGATACCGTTGGCACGCTGGGAAAGTTGGCGGTGCTGTATAATTTCGGATTTTTCGATGAGGAGCAAGGGCAGGGGGAAAAGTGGGGCAGTCTTGGAGAGATGCAGTCGCATGGGCTTGGGATGAGGGTGCCGGGGGTGTGAAGAAGTTAAGAGTGAAGAGTTAAGAGTGAAGAGTGAAAAGTTTCGATTATACAAGAATAAATCAAAGCATACTTATGACAAGATATTCAGGTGATTCTATTAAGACAAGGCAGATGAATTTATTCGAAAAACCATGCTTACCTCTTTTGAGCAGAGCAAATTATTTGTGGTTGAAAAATACCAGATATAATCAAAAACTAAAAAGGTAGAAGAAATGCCACAATATCAGAGATCGCCTTTTTTGCAGAATATCCTGGAGACGGCGCAGATCATCAAGACCGGGGCGGAGGAGGAGAGGGAGAGGAAGCTTGAGAAGGAAATGGCGCGGAATAGTTTTTTGCAAAAGATGGCGATGCAGCGGGATGAGCAGGGATTTAAAAGAGAGCAGGAGCAGAGTAAAGAAGAAGCAGGAATGAGGGAGAAGAAATTTACTGCCAAGATGGGATTGCTAGAGCAATTGGCAAAGAGCGGGGATTACGACCCGGAGAGCAAGAAGAGTGTTCTTGGGGCGATGACGAATTTAATCAGTGGAAGTGAGGACATTCCTTTTGATACCGGGAAATTGCAGGCAAAGACCGTGCCAGTGCCGGAGGAGATGCGGGAGGTATTCAAGGGGTTGGTGCCGGCAGAGGTGCCGGAATACAAGATGCAGAGCTTGACGGATGCTTATGAGGCGATTACGCGCGGGCAGACGCAAAAGGCGCAGGCGCGGTATTATGGAGCTAGGGCAGAAGCAGAAAAACCGGAATTGATCACAGAGGATATAGAAGGAATAGGTAAAGTTTCAGGAAAAGATTGGTCTACTATAATGCGGGAGAAGAGGCAACAGAGACAAACCGAATTGAGCGAGATCGATACGGAGATGAAGCAAAATGAATACGAAGCGGATCAAATCCGTGAAATATTGGGGAGTGATGATCCAAAGGATTTAGCCAAACAATTTGGGACAACACCGGAAGCATTAGTACAAAAGTTGAACGAATTAAATAACGAACGGAACGAATTAAAGCGCCAATACAATGAGGTGCGAAGGCAGAAAAGCAGTATAGAAAAGGAAAAAGAATCAGCAACAGATGGCAAAAAGAAAATCGACTGGATTGATTAATGCCGGATAATTTTAAAATATTGTTTGACACGGTTGGGAAAGAATACGATTTAGGGACGGCGGAGCAGTTTGCTAGGCGGATGGGTACGCCGGAGAACCGGTTGCAGTTTTTTCAGAGCGTGGGCAAAGAATATGATTTGGGGACGTTTGGGGAATTTGAGACGAGGATAGGGAAAAGGCAGGCTAAGGTTAAAGCGGAGGCTAAGGCTGAGGCGGAGCAAGAGAAGCCGGGATTTCTCAAGAGAACGGGGTTGAGTTTGTTGGAGAACATTGCGACCAATTACGGGATGGGAAATCCAACTCAAGCAAATCCATTATTGCAAGCGAATTTGACGAAATATTTGACAGGGGGATATGAGCGGCCGGAGAGCAAGGGCTTTGGCGAAGGCGCGGCGGAATTTATTGGTGGAGCGGCGGCGGACTTGCCGATGATGATCGGTGCCGGGGGATTGGGAGGAGGAGTGGTTAAGAAGCTGGGATTGGGAGGGATGAAAGGATTACTGGCCAGAGAGGCGGTAGCGGGATCCGCATTTGGAGCAACGAGGCCGGCGGAGAACATTAAAGAACGGGCATTGCACAGTCTGGAAGATGCGGCCGTGTGGATGGGATTTGGCGTGGTGGGGAAAGGGGTATCAAAGGGATTCAAGGCATTGAAGCTTAAGATTCGTTCCGGGGTAGAATTAAGCAATGCGGAAAAAGCAGCGATCGTGGCGATGGAAAAGACCAATGCCGAGATTGGTGATTTGACGCAGGAAGAGATCAGCCAAAGGGCGACGGAAATAAGAGGATTGTTACCGGCTCATCCGATCACCTTGCCAGAGAGCATGGAAAATATCAGTAACAAAAAGCTGTTAGAGACGGCAAAAAGGCTTAATATTCCAGAACTGCACAGGACGGGAGTGCCGAAAAGCAGCGGGTATTTGGCCGATGAAGTGAACGAAGCGCTGATAAAGGCGGGAAAACTGCATGGCGAGAGCAAGATTACGGTTAGCGGAGGCGAATATGGTAAAGCAAGTCGGCAAGGGCTGGGCGGTCTTCAGCGAGTCGGGGAAGAAATTGAGCCGGGTGTATCCGAAAAAGTGGCAGGCGTGGAAGCGGCTCAAGCAGATCGAATGGTGGAAAAAGTAGGGCAAGAGCTCCAGGTAAAGACTATTGGAGGCGAGCAGTACGTGGCGCCGCGTGAAGATATTTCACGCGAACTGAGGAAGAAAAAATATATAAGACCAAAGGAATTGTCATTGCGGGAGAGAGTGCGGCTAGTGGGGATAAAGCCATCGAGGGATTACAGGACAAAGGAATTGCAGCAAGACATCGGGATGGACCTCATACGTAAAGACGGTGTTGCGGCGGATGATTTGGCAAAGACCTTGTGGATGGAGGGATATGACGTAAAGTCGGGGGATGAGCTGATTGAGCTGTTAAAGGCGGAGAGGAGGATCAGAGGTCAGAAGTCAGAGGTGAGAAGTCAGAAATTTGCGGCAGAGGGTTTGGAGGCGAGCTTTAAAAAGGATCAGACAATTGCGGAGAATCGGTTTGGCGATATTGCAAAAAAAGAGGTGCCGGAAAGCAAGGCTGCGGGGGATTTGGAAGTTGGGGAAGTTGTGAGCAGGAAGGGCGATGTTTACCGGGTAGAGGAGCAAACCGGGGCAGGAGCGCGACTGAAGGATCATATCGAGGAGGTTGTGGAGCCGTGGGAGGAGCAGGAGGTGATTGGGAGGGTGAGAAAGGGGAAGGCAGAAGGCAGAAGCCAGAAGTCGGAAGTCAGAAGCCAGAAGTCAGAAGCCAGATACCAGATGCCGGGGGCGAAACAGCCGTGGGAGATGACGCTGGCAGAATTTTTTGAAACACACAAAGAAAGTCGCTCTCCTGTGTTTCGTGATCCGGATTCACACAAAGCCTTTGTGAAAGACGCACTAAATAGAGGCCGCGCCGTACCCCCTGAAGTTCTGGCAGAATACCCGGATTTGGCGAAAGGTGTTGAAAAAGAGATAGCGACGCGGATTGAAAAGACGGCGGCGGGGGAGCAGATAACGCCGAAAAAAGTAGAGCCAAAAGTTTTATCAAAAGATACAATTAGATTTAAAAGATTAAGTGCTAAATCAAGCCGACTATATGAAGCAGAAGAAGGGCAGTATTATCGACTTTCAGAAAATAAAAAGACTTATGATTTAATTGACGAAACTACCGGTAAAATATTGAAACAAATTCAAGCGAAACAAATTGCTGATCATTATTATAAAGAAGGATTTGAAGAATTTGTAAAACCAGAAGCTACACTAAAAAACCGAATTGAAAAGACGGCGGCGGGGGAGCAGATAACGCCGATGGAGTTGAGGCCGCAGGCGGAGGTGCCGCGAGGGAAGATTGGCAAAGAGAGCTTGCCGATTGAGGGAAGGGGTGGAGTTGGAATGTTTGGAGCAAAAGAAAAGCCGGTGAAGCAAGAGGAGTTGTTTGCAAAGAGAATAAAAGAAAAACCGATTATCTATGATGGCAAAACCATAAAGGAATGGCAACAGGAAGAGACCAGGCTAGCAGGCAAATTGGCTGAAGCAAAAAACAAAACAATGATTTATTCCATTGAAAAGAGGCTCTCTACGGCCAGGGAAGTTATCGACAATATAAGGCCGGTAGAATTAAAAAGTACAAAAGACTGGCAAAATGCCTTGCAAAGTAGCATAAATGATGTTATTATACCCTACGGCAAAGAGACCAAAGCAAGTTATGTCGCACATGAGAAAAGACAAGCGTTTCAGCGATTTTTAACAAAGATAGGATTTGGAAGGGCAAAACCTTATGAATCACAAGAAGAATTATTCAAACGAGCAAGAAAATTGGAGGGAATGAAAGAATATGAGAATGAGATTTATAACCAGATTGAAGCAGGTTATCAGAAAGGTGTTTCGATTAAGGCCAAAACCGAGGCCATACCCTATACGGGAGGAAAGGCTGATTATGCCATGCGCAAGGCGGCCGAAAAAAAGGGAGAATCAATAGCTTTGCATGGTATTAAGCCTGGTATTGGGATGGGGGAACAAACGAAAACGCCGGAATTTAAAAAGTGGTTTGGGGATTGGGAGAAGGAGCCGGAAAAGGCAAGCAAAGTGGTGGATAAACAAGGCAAGCCGCTGGTGGTGTATCATGGGACAAAGGCAAACATAATTGAATTTAAAAAACCTAAAAAAGAAAAAAGTTTTACGCCAAGTGGGCTCCAGATGGATTTTGGAATTCACTTTACAGAATCACAAGAATTGGCATCGCAGTATGCTACACATATAAAAGGGAAGAAAATAAAAAATGGTTCAATTTATCCGGTATTTATAAAGTTAGAAAAACCAATAGATGTAAGGAAAATTAGATATGAAATACTGAATAGGGAAAAGTTCGAGAAAAATAATTTGATAGAAAATTCAATTGAATTAAGTAGCGACGAAAAAAGCTTGATAGATAAATTGAGATTTACTGAGGCACTAAGAGGTAGAATTGATGTAGGCAGAATGCCGAGTTCGTCGTGGATTGGGACAGACCCTTATGTTCGATATTACAATTTAGAAAATCTGATCGAACATAATCCTGCATATAAAGCAGAAAAAGATATACTTGAAAGCGGCTTTGACGGAGTTATTTATAACGCTACATTTAGAAGCCAAAAAGGAAATAAATTTAATATTGAGGGGGAAAGTTATGTAGTTTTCTCCCCTACTCAAATCAAATCCGCAATCGGCAACCAGGGCACATTCAGTGCGGCGGATCCGAATATTTTGCATGGTATCTCACCGGTTGGAGCAGTGGCGGGGGTGGAGAGGGATGAGGAGGGGAATTGGACTTATGATCCGGTGAAAGGGGCGGCGGGAATGGTGACGACGGCGGCATTGGGCAGCATGGGCGTGAAGGCTATCAGGCAGTTGGTGAAGGATTACCGCCATCCCAGGTTTGGGATCGTGGCAGAGGGATTCGAGGACGTCGGCGGAACGGGATTGGGGAAAACAAGGAATCTTGCGCCTAAAATGATCAAGGTGTACAAGAGTGCGGCGACGGCGACTTCATTGCAAAAAAAGGAGGCAAGCAGGGGATTGACGAAGGCGATTTTAAACGAGATGGATGATTACGGAACTGATGATTTCAACACTCTGCTGAAGGCCAAAGGCTACAATGCCGAAAAGCTGACCGAGAAGCAGGGCCTTGACGTTTTGAACGAGATGGTGGAGGGGCGGAAATACAATCCCGAAGAAGCGGCAGCCGCGGCAAAGATACGGAACACTTTTACCAAAGAAGATCACCGGAGTCCGGACGGGACATTGATCGATGAGCTGCCGGAAAAGAGCATGACGCGGGTGGCCATGGAGAATATCTATAAAAAGACGATAAGATCGGGTTCGGCGGTATTGCGAAAGCAGGGAAAAAGCGGTGAGGCGATGGCGGGGATGATTACCGAGGCGCAGAATCATTTTGAGGTGAATGCCGGCGTAGCGACGGAAAAATTGAAGAATAGCTGGATCGCCGCGATCAAAGCTATGCGCAAGGATAATAAAGATATAACTGACCTGGCTGCAAAGGAAAATTTACGAAACATTTTAGAGGGAAGAGGGACGGCGGTATTGCCGGAAGTAAAGACGGCGACGGATTTGACGCGGCAATATTTCAAGAAGGTGGAGCTGCGGGCATTGGCATTGGGGAAAGATTTCACGATTTTGAAGAAGGATGGAAAGCGCAAACCCTGGACGGCGCGGATAAATTATTTTCCGCAGTACTGGGACATGAGGCGATTAAAGACCGTGCTGCGGACGCGGAGGGAAGAGATCATCCGCAAGATCGCGGAAACAGACAAGATTCCGATGATCGATGCTGAGGACAAAATTCGCAAGTTCCTGATCGGAGTGAACGAGAGGCGGGGTGCGGGATTGCAGCACGAGAGGCCGGATTGGATCCCGGAATTTGCGCGGATGAAGGACCCGATGGCGGAATTGGTGCTGTACATCAACAATGCCGAGCGGCGGCTGACAGAGGCGAAGCGATTCGGAATAAAGGATGAAAAGATAAAGGAGCTGATCAGCGGAATTTATGATGAGGGAGGCGATGCCGGTTTTGCAAAGGCTTTATTTGACAGGTACGCCGGCAAAGACATACAGGAAAGCTTGTGGCAGGATTTATCGCGGGTGGTGAATAATTTTCAGGTATTGACGAAATTGACATTCGCCAGCATCGCCAATGCATCCCAGCCGGTGAACACATTGATGTTTACGAATTTCAAGAGTTTTGCGAAAGGGTTTCAAAGGGCACTAACACAAGAGGGACGGGATTTTGCTTTAAAGACCGGGGCGGCGCTGGAAAGCACCATACGGCAGATCATGGAAGAAGCGGGAGGGGCTTATGGAAACTGGGCGCAAAAGTCATTAAAGTACACGGGATTTACGGCAACAGAGAAATTCAACCGCATTCTTTCTGCCAACATGGGCAAGGTATTTGTGGAAGATATTGTCGCCAAAGGGATGAAACGGGGAAGTTTCAAAGATATAGAGATCAGGGCTTTAAAAAAGCTGGCACTCAATCCGGAGAAGATATTGGCAAACAAAGGACTGAGCGAACGGGAGCTTTTAACCGCAGGCAAGCTGGTGAGCGACATTACACAATTCAGGCACGGAGCAATGGAGTTGCCGCTGTGGTGGACGAGCGCGGGCGGGCGAATCGTCACGCAGTTCAAGAAATACGCTTATAACCAGACGCGGTTTTTGTGGGAGAATATGGTCAAAGAGGCGGGAAAAGGGAATTTAAAGCCGCTGTTGATATTTCTGACGGCCTTTCCGGTTCTGGGAGAAATGGTTGGCGACGTGCGGGCATTGATAGGGGCAAAGAAAAGGCCGTCGTTTAAAGAGCAACCAATTCAACGGCTGATCGAGAATATAAGCTGGGTGGGCGGCATGGGCATTGCGTTGGATTATTTGAGGGCATTACGCTATCGAGGAGGCTCCTTCAGCTTTTTAGGTGGCCCGACGTTTGGAACAGTGGCGGGATTTGGCGATGCGATGGGTAAGCTGATATATGGACCGCCGATGTTAAAAGAGCCATTAGGAGCGAAAAAAGAAGCAAAGAGGCAATTAGAGTATCGATTAAAGGCACCGGTTCAGTTATTGGAGGGGCAAGTGCCGCTATTCAGGGCGGCAAAGCGGCAATTATTCGGAAGTAAGGACAACACCGGAGTTTTCGGGACGCCGAAGGAGAAAACGGGCAAGAGGCGAAAGCGGAGGCCAGGCAGACGAGAGAGCAGGCCATCTAGATGAGGAGGCAATGCGATTGAAACGGTGGAGCAGCTTTATGAAGAAGCTAAGCAGTTTTTTGATAGTCTTGAGCGTATTCACGGCAAGGATTGGGTATACGGCATCGTTGCCAGACACGGTAAGAATTCCGCTAGGGGGAACGGTGCAAGTAGAGTGGACAGCGCCGCCAGATACGGACGTCGTAAGATACCGGTTAATCCTCAATGGAGTGAGTGCTGATTACGTGGAGAGGGTGGAGATCGGGGAGTGGTACACGTCCGAGCAAAATGAGATGTACGTGTGGGAGCAGCGGCTTGCGGTTGGCGTTGGTTTTGCATATATGACGGCGGTCGACCGGGTGGGCAATGAGAGCTTGCCGAGTCAGTCGGTTTATTACGAGATTTACGATGACAGGCCGGGGCCGCCTAATTTGACAAGGCTGAAAGTCATTCCTTAGAAAGGAGGAGCGATGAAAAGATTCATACTGTTTTGTTTAGTGTGGGGATGTATAGTTGAGGCACAGATAACGGTTTTGATTCCCACAGGGGAGAAATTAAGTCTCGAAGAGAGTGCGAAATATGATATAATTTTGAAAGTGCCTTTTGAGGAAGAGTACGAGATCAAGCTTGTGAATGAAAATGAATTCCAGAGGGCATTGGTGAATATTCGTATTGACGGGAGGAAAGTGACTGATGGCGGTCTTATTCTGCGGAAAGGGGAAACTGTTTTGCTAGAGAGATTTCTGGACAGCGGTAGTTTGACGAAAGGAAATAAATTCAAGTTTATTGAAAAAACCCATGAGATTAAGGCGGCAAGAAAGGCAAACGAAGAGGACGGGTTCATTGTAGTGACCGTGCAAATGGAGAAAAATCAAGAAAAGCTGATAAAGTATGAAGAGATGTTATATCATCATCAGTGGCCACAGTTTGATTTCAAAATATCCGATAGTTCAAAATATTATCCTTTAGAGTTCAAAAGTGGATATATCAATGTTTCTGCAGCAAGTTTTAAGGATGGAGTAACAACAGAAGGAAGCGAGTCGACGCAGAGATTTCAAACAGAGCAGATCGGGGAGTTGGATGACCGCATCGATACGTTTATAATCAAGCTGGTTGGATATTACAAACAAGAGCCTATTTTGCTTAACAAATGAATAAAAAAGCATATTGAAAAAGTGGTCTGATTTAGAGACCTTAATCCACACATCTTTACCTTCCTTACGAACAGGGCGCGTTGCGAAAGCGGCGGCGCCCTGTTTTATTTTGGAGAAAATCGGCATGAAAAAAGTATTGATAATTTTGGCTTTGCTCATCGGCAGCCAGGTGATTTTCGGGCAGGCAATCACTTCGCAGAGATCGGGTGCGTGGGCGAGTGCGGGTTCGTTCGAGCAATGGAAGGCGCGGACGGATAGCGTGCTGGCGGATACGTTCTGGGTGACCGGGACGGATACGGTTTATAGCGAGGTGATGTTCACATGGCCATTCATGGACTTGGCGGCTGAGGTGGGCGATAGCAGCTCGACGGATTCGAGTGGCTATAAGCTGAATGTTTACCAATGGGTCTATTACCGGACGGATGCGAGTTACCGGACGGCCGACCTGGCCAAGTTCGTCTTTGTCAAATCACTGGTATGGAACGGGACGACCGAGGCAAAGACTTATCTGGCAAACATCGATACAACCGGGAGCTGGATGGCGCACATAACCGAGGACACTATTTTCGCGGCGCCATTCTGGAGGGTTGAAATCATCGGGACGGCGGATAACAAGGCGGGGGG